CGTAATCGTACGGTATAGGATGCCGAAGAGAGTTACTCTTCATTCCCTATAAAGTGACCACTCAGATGTGGTTACAATCTAGAATACTTTCATACTATTTAAGTATGTTAGATCTAGAATTATGTGGGATCAGACACCTAAGTCTTTATAGTAGATTTTCATATAATGGAACTCCAATAATTATTAAGAATATAATTATTAGGATAATTTTTATATTAAGTTTAGAGTATATAAAAGCAAAATATGACTGAGTAACTATCTCAGAATCATACATTCTTCTAGTATATTCTATACAAAATAATATAAATATCCAACTGAAGATTGGTAAACCAAGAAAATTACTTGATAAACCAGATAATTTCACTTCAGGATGAATTTCTTCTACTTTGACTTTAATCGGATGAAATAGAGAATTATTTTTCAATAATTTCTTTACGTCATTCATTACTTGGGTATAGGCCTGATTCATTCTAAATAATTTAGGATGACCAGGTCTTCTACTGATTGAAGATGACTCTCTCAACCATAGTTGTTGGACGGAACGAGATTTAGTATACTGCTGAATATCTATAACCTTTAAAAAGGAAGTAAATACGAAAACAGATATACTTTTCATATCTAAAGTATCTCTTTTTCTTGAGATTTGTCTTAAGATAAAATCGATATCCTGTCGAATAGCCCCTATTACTTCTAAAGATTTAGTTTGAATGTTAATACATTCTTTTTGAATCTTTAAACTAAAGGGTAACTGTAAATGAGATAATTCAGCCTGATATCTAAAGCGATTTGCTTTTGATACAACTCCATTAGGATCATCAACATCAAATTTTTCAAGATCTCTTAGGTCTTTCTTAATTTGTGTTTCTAATTTACTAATGATAGTTAGGAAAAATGTAGTAAATATTCGTAAGAATATACTATCATCATCCTTAGGTCTGAATGACCTGAATGATTGTTCAGGACTCTCAAGAAAGTTAAGCATGAAAATTAAGTACCTTAATTTTAGGTTTAATTTTCTAAATGGTCTATTCAAAGAAGATATAACTCTTCATCCAAAACCAGCAACCTTGGCGGCCTGTAGAACGGTTAGTTTATGTTTTTTAACATAAGAGCTAAAAGTAACTAGACTTTCTAAAGCTGCGTAGAACTCTTTAAGAGGACTAGGGGAAACATTATCTCCTAGGTAGAAGGTTTTCTTTGCAAATTCTAATGATAAGCCTTTTGGACTTAATATAGATTTACTTAGATTACATTCAACACCTAGAGAGATAATAGTATTATGGTATGCTTTTGCTACTTTCGAATGAAAGATTACAATATCATCACCAAGAATACAATAATCCCTAAATCCTCCTCGAGGAAGTGACCCAAGGCTTTGAAATGCTGCAAACTGCACAATTAAATGATGTGTCATAGCTAACATAGCTCACGAACTTAGAGCACCCATAGGTTGTCCAACTGTATATCTTACGCTTTTAACGCTAAGATTTGCAGATTTGGGAACCATATAGTCTCTATCGACCAATAATCTTACCCATGCATCGGCTTCTTCATCTGAAAGGTTAAATATCTTTCCGATAAGGGGCTTTTGAATGGAGATTGGAAGTCGATCCGTGGCTGAGGATAAATCCATAGAGTAAAGAGGTTTTCTAGTTAAACTAGATTGACTCCAAGCTCTTCTCAAAGGACCTAATTGGTTGAAAGTACCATCTACAGCGGGATGTTTTCCTAAAATAGAAAACAGAGCCTTATGTAATGGAGCTAAAACTAATTGAGTCCATGGATCTACCATAGCGAACACACGCATTTTACCAGCAGCTTCCTGTTTTAAACCTAATTTACCTGAGAAATTATTCACAGGTTTCATGGATTTAGGTAGGTGCTCACTTAAAAATCTCGCTAGTTTAATTCTAGCAAATACGTCTGTTTTATGAACAGATTTAATATTTAATAATCCAGGTTTTTTTGATTTAGGTATTACAGTTGATAAAGCTGCTAATACTCTTAAATCTTCGATCTGTTGAACTGTTAATACAGCTGCTGATCGGATTAAAGCCCAAGGATTTGTTGAGATCTCTTTGTGACTCTGAGGAGATGCTTTACTTATTGGAAAGTATGAGAATTTTCCTAAAAGTAGATCCCTCTGAGAACCGCCTACGAAAACCTTCACGAATGTTGGTATAAAGTTATTCACTTTAGCAACCATTTGAGGGTCTCCATGAAAAGGTTTTGTTATAGAATCTATTTTAACTTTAGAAGGATATATAATATCTCTATATAAAGAACAAATAGTTAATGATAACCGAATGTAAAATTTATTACCTAAGGTTATTAATCTTCTATAATTTGCAGGAAGAATTCTTGGTAAACCTTTTCTTGTTCTTGAAACAAAACCAATAGGGGTTACATAACCTCCAATTGATTGTTGAATAGAAACTGAACAGGCTTTAAGATAAAGGACAAGTCCTTTACTTCCCGAGAATTTTGCAATCCGAGAAAGTTTAGCAAGAAGGTCTTTAAGGCCTTTTACTAAACCAGGTGTTACTGATCCTGACATTGTTGGTACTAATCTTAAGATTAATCCCACCAATGCCTGTCCACTCTTTCGAGTGAACCACGCAGAAACCATTTCATATCTGAATGATTTGAAAGACATCAAAAATTTTATTTTTTGGGTATTTCTCATACATTCTTTGAAGTTTAAAGTCTTTATGGACTATATGCTTAAAAAGTACGCTTGCTATGCACGTACTAGATACGATCTCGGTTTCACTGGTTATCCCGTTAGGGTCCACAGCGTCCTTAGAAAGGATGTCGGATTAGCGACACAGGAATTCTAACCAATCTACAGTCTCTTTATGCCGAAACTGCCATTAGCTAAAACTCCATGTCCCCCTCGAGGGCATTACTCTCGAAGTTAGGTTTGGATATTAGCTTATACCCTTTGACCAGGGACTCTGTGCTCTTTAGCATAGATCGTTTATTCAGATAAGAGTTACACAATTCAGTATAACCATCTGAGGTATTCGATCTAAGGACCTAAAGTCTTATAGATCCACCTACCTGCGATGAGCTTCCAGTTTCACCTCGGACTTTGCATCGTTGGCTTACGCCGCCGATGAGTATCCGTGTTCCACTTTTCCCTCATCTCCGGAACTGCATCAGAGGTCGAC